CTATTGCGTCGGCCGGCCGACGATTTCGACCTTGTCGGAAACAAGTGCTGCCAGCGCGGCCTTGTCCAGCCGCCAGTCCGGCGAGCCATAGCCAAGCGGCCACTTGTAAGGCTCCCTGTCGTTGAAGAACACCACGGCCGTCAACAGCGGGAAACGCGCGCGATAAGTCCTGCGATCGAAGATTTCTGCGTACCAGGCGCGCTTGTAATCCGCTGAACCGGCAACCCCAAGCTCGGCAATCATCACAGGCTTTCCAAAGCCTTCGACGCGGCGGTATTTTTCGCCAAGCGTCTCGCCGAAGCTGCGCTCCCGCCCCCAATAGTCCACATCCATCTTCTGCAGACCCCACACGGGAATGCCGATGGCATCGACGACATCGTCGCCGGGATAGTAGCCGGCAAGGTTGCGATGGCCCTTGGGCGACCAGACGAAGCGAGCGTCAGGCGCCAGCTCCCGGCAGCTTCTAACGAAATAGCGAAACGCCTTCTTATAGCCGTCCATGTCGCGCCGCGCCCAGGGATAGCGGCCGTCAGGGTCCTCCATCTCGTGGCCCCAGCGCATGTAGACCGGCGCTGCAACCGCGCCGGCACGCCGGCAGATATCGCCGATCTCGCGGTCGAAACGACCGCGGCCGATATCGGCAAACAGCCGCTCGCCGCCCGCCCGCCAGTTGCTCGCATGGGTATAGGGCTCGACGGAGATCATCAGCGCCCGCCCTTGGCCCTCGGCAATGGCGATCTTGCGCTTCAGCATCGCCTTGTCGAGCGCCTGCCAATAGATGAAGACATGCTCGATCGTGAGCGCAGCGCTGCCCGTGACCGCGTCATGCGGATCGTAGACGCCGATCGCGACCTCGCCGCCGGGCGTGCCGGCAGACCGCGCCGCCGAGCTGATCGAGCCCGTCGTCAGCACGCGATCGACCGTGCCGCCGAGATCGGCAGCCGCAACCCGCGAGGCACCCGCCACCGGCAGAAGCGCCATGAGGCCGGCCAAAAACACCGATCTGAACATCGCAATCGACAAGAGCTGTCTCCGGCAGGAGGACTTTGAGCATTTCCAGGAAAAGCCCGGGAAGGTTCCGCCCGGAGTTGCCTGGAACACAAGGAGCTTGAGTATTTCCGTTCGTGCATCCAACGCGGAAACGGTCTAACGGCACTCGGAATGAAACGGGGTGCTGTGGCGCTCCGCCCTATGGGAATGGCTTTACAGCGAGCTTCTGAGGAAGCAGCGCGACGTATGGCCGAAACCGCTCGGCGAGCAGATATAGGGCGCGCGGCCGAGATAGGCGGAAACGCGCCGTCTTGCCGGCAGCGGCTCGACGATATCGTCCTCTTCCGCAACCTTGATCAGCTTGCCCTGCTTCGCGCCCGCGCTCGGTGCGCTTACGGCTGCCTTGGAGCCGGCAGACGCAAACAGCGGGCTTTCAGCCATACTCGCCGACGAACAGCCGGATGAGACAAGCAGAAGACCGAGAAGCGAGGCAGGTACGAGATACTTGAAACCCGAAACGGTGGTGCGGCGTGCGCCGCCCAAGGCGGTTAGGCTTCGCATAAGCATCCTTTCGAAGAAGCGGCCAGCGCCGCTTGGCAACTTCCCTACAGCGCCGCGCGTCTTGTTAGACGCGCAAAGGTCGCTGCAGCACTTTGAATGGCTGCATGTTTTGATCCTTAAATCGAATAGGATTTAAGGAAACATGCAGTAGCGGGAATCACCCAAGAAGTTCAACCCCCACTTCTTATTATTGACAGCTAAAATTAAGAGTTTCTTTCTTAGCGATGTCTTTTCACACGTACGGACGACCGAAATCGGCGCGGCAGGCACGGGCCTTCGCCTCGCCAGCCGCCGCCCAGCCAAGGCGCGATACGTGGCCGCAACAAAGAAACGCTGTGAGATCATCAGGCCGGGCCGCCAACCCACGCGCACCGATTTCAACCGCACACCGACGTCGACCATGCGCCAGTTGCGCGCCTGTCTTCCTTCCCTTCGCAGCGCCTGCCGCACCAGCCGCCATCGCCGCCATGCGCGCCGATCACCTGTCAAGCCGCAACAGCCGTTCGTCCGCGGGACGCTCGGCGCAAAACCGGGCCCGACCAAAGTCCCCCTCATTTCTGGCTGCCGGCTGTTTACACAGTGTTGACCTCTGTGACGCACCTTGGCTTCCAGGCGCAACATGTTTGAGCGTATGCGCCCACTCCAAAACTGCCCGCTCCGGCGGGCATTTTTTTGACCGCTCGGCGGTTATCTCACAGATGAGAAGTATCTAACCGTAGAGCAGCCAGGAGCGCGGTTCTCCAGCGCGACTGCTGTTGAGCCATTTTTAGGTCGCGGAAAGAACCCTGGTGGGCGCGAGGTCCCGGGCCGGCGCGAGCCTTTCATGAGAGACGTCCTTATCAGGCTCGCTTTGTCGGCCATTGCAATTTTTAGGCGTTTCACGTCTGCCTTGCATATAGCTTCAGCAATCAAGCGCGTGTTGTTAGCATTTTACAGGATTTCCGCTCACATCCTACGCGTTGCACGAGGATAGAGACCTCACGCCCGCTTTACGCTTCATCGAACGCAATGATTTAACAGGCTTGAGACGCAGATCTCGCAAACATTCGCCGGTAGGTTACAATGGTGGGCCCGGAGGCCCTACATATCCGCAATGAAATCAGCTGCTTAGGACAAGTTGAGACAATCGGAAAAGGCAAGGAAACTCAACTAACGCTTTTTCCGAGTGTCTCATCGCCGGAGAGGGATTTAAGGCTCAAACTCGATGTTGTCAAAGAAGCGAAAGCCCTTTTTGGAGGAGCCTTTGCGCAGTCGGTTTGGGTCGAACTTGGCTTGCCTGGTGGGCCGGTGAAAGACAGCGCACCGCCCGATGGAGGGGGAAGCAGTGAAGCTGAGGTAATCAAACGGTTCATCAGGGATAACGTTTTGGAAGACATCGCTAGCAGGGAGAAATCTTCAGCGCTCTACGATGTGTACTGCCGATGGTCGGCCGAGCAGAAATCTCCGATCATGACCCAATGCATGTTTGGGCGGCATCTCGCCCGCTCGGCGGGGTTGCGGCGCGTGAAATGTCAGGTTAACTACTACCTCGGTATTCGGCTGCACTACCTCGGTACGCGGCTGCGCTAAGGCTTGACCGCGTCCACTGCCATCCCTGCTCCCCCGTACCCCCTCAGCAGGGGCGGCAACTATCTGTAGCGCTCGCATCTGCGATAGTTGCGATAGTTTTGCGGTAGTTTTGCGATAGTCACCGGGGGTGAAAGGGGTGTAAAATCAATGACAACGATAGTTTGCGATAGTTTTCTCGTGCATATATATATGAAGAAATATGTTGAGCACTAAATCTCTGAATGCCTATATATAGTAAAAACTATCGCAAACTATCGTTCCTATTGATTTATATAAATAAAACTATCTCAAAAACTACCGCAAAACTATCGCAGACTATCGCAATTCAAAGGTGCTTCCCTTACAGTTTCTGACAGTTTCTGACAGTCATTCCGACAGTTGATAAGGGCAAAAGCTCAATTAAATCAGTACCTTTAGGCAGTTCCCGACAGTTTCCGCGCGCCTACGCATATAAGAAATAACTTCGGCGGCATGGTGTTGAGATATGAATTTGATCTACATGGCACGAGGATAACTGTCAGAAACTGTAAATAGTTACGTATTTCATATACTTAACTATCAGATCGACTGTCTGACTACTGTCAGAAACTGTCGGAAGGTTTGAAGAGCACCTCCCGATAATCACGGGAAAATCCCGTGGTTGGCCGATTAAAGACGCGATATCAATACCTTAACAATCTGCACCTCAACGCGATACCGTTCACCCGAGCATCGGGTCAGGCCAGACCCCGGCCGGGGGGTGGTCCTAGTCTTTCGGCCTATATCGGGGACCGGCGGGGGGAGGTTCGCTCTATAATTTTTCCAATTAGAGATTTTTTTGTGTAAAGACAAAGCCTTAGCAGGATTTTCGTGTCCAGCTTTGTCCAATTCCCAAATCGGCCTCCCCTCTGGCATACAATCGGGATGGCAAAGCGCTCTAAAAAATCCGCCGATCTCGAAACGCGCGACAGTTCGCCCGCATCCCCCGACGACATCATGGTCGCTCTGTGGACAGGGACCTCGCCCAACGCCTTTGCGATATCGGGTGTTGCAGCGCTCAAGGTTCCCGCCGTATCGGCCGCCGTCCGCGTGATTTCCGAAGCTGCCGCGACCCTCGATGTCGGCGTGGTCGAGATCCTCGAAAACGGAACGGAAGAGGCCCGCCCCGATCATCCCGTTTCCCGGTTGCTGCGCGGCGATGCCAACCAGTGGACCTCGGGTTTCGAGTTGATCCGTGACCTGGTCGCCGACGCCCTCGTGCGGAACGAAGGCGGTCTCGCCTGGGTCAATCGCGTTGGCGATGATCTCCGCGAAGTCATCCACTACCAGCGCAGCGCCATCAGCGTCGATTACGATCCGCTGACGCGCCAACCGACTTACCGGCTGAACGGCCAGCGCATCAGCGCCAGCAGCATCGTTCACGTTCGCAGCCCGTTCGATAGTTGCCCGGTCACACTGGCGGCGAAGGCGATCGGCGTGCTGGCGATCATGGAAACGCACGCCGGAAAGCTCTTTGAGAACGGCGCGCGGCCGGCTGGCGTCATCGAGATGCAGAAGGGCCTCGGCGACGAAGGCCTCAAGAAAATGAAGGCGGCCTGGCGGGCTTCGCACGAAGGCGCACAGAACGCCGGCAAGACGGCCATTCTTTGGGATGGCGCGCAGTTCCGCGCAATCACCATGAATTCGACGGACGCGCAGTTCCATGAGTTGCGAACCTTCCAGATCCTCGAAGTTGCCCGCGCCTTCCGGGTGCCGCCGTCGATGCTCTTCGAACTGGAGCGCGCCACCTGGTCGAACTCCGAGCAGATGGGCCGCGAGTTCCTGACCTACACGCTTGAGCCGTGGTTGAGGGCGCTGGAAGGCGCGCTCGGCCGGGCGCTGCTTACCCGCGTTGAACGCAAGCGGTTCCGCATCGTCTTCGATCGCGATGACCTCACGCGGGCCGATCTCGGCGAGCGCGCCACGGCCTATTCCAGCCTGATTACATCGCGCGTCATCAACCCCAATCAGGCGCGGAAGTGGGAAGGCCTGCCGCCCTATGAGGGCGGGAATGAGTACTCAAACCCCAACATCAGCACGGGCAGCAACGACGGCCCGTCGACCGGAGAGGACGAATGAAGGATCTCGACGACATCCTTGCCAACGTCGAGGATCAGGATCGCGGCGCGGAAATGGAGCTTCGCAATCCGGCGACCGGCGAACCGCTCGGTCTGAAGCTGACCCTTGCCGGTCCTGATTCTCTCACACAGCGCCGGTCACGGCTGCAGATGTCCGACGAACTCGCCGAGCTCGCGCGCGCCGACGGCACGGTCTCGGCCGAAGAGCGGGAAAAGGCGTCAATCGCTTCGCTCGCTCGCTGCGTTCTGCGCTGGGAGATCGTCCAGGCGGGCCAGCCGCTTTCCTGCACTCACGGCAATATCGTCCGGTTCCTGTCTGTCGCATGGGTGCGCGAACAGGTTGATGCCTTCGCCGGCAACCGCGCCCACTTCATGGCAGGTGCACGATGAACCACCTCGGCCTCTCCACTCGCTACCAAGCGCCGAGCGATGCCGGCGAGTTTTCCGGCTACGCGGTCATCTGGGGCCAGCGCAACGGCCACAATGAGATCGTCCAGCGCGGCGCGTTTGCCCGGTCGCTTGCGGCTCACCAGCGTGCCGGCACCAAGCCGCTGATGCTCTGGTCGCACGAGCCGTCTGAGATCCTCGGCGTCTGGAACGAGATCCTCGAAGACGATGTCGGGCTTTTTGTGCGCGGAAATCTGATCCTCGACATCGACGAAGGCCGCAAGGCGCATGCCCGCCTAAAGGCAGGCGCGGTCAATGGCCTGTCGATCGGCTTCCGCGTGCCGCCTGGCGGTGAGAAGCGTGGACCTGGGGGCGTGCGCCTCCTGACCGCGATCGACATCGCCGAAATCTCCATCGTCGGCCTGCCAAGCGCCAGCGGCGCGCGGATCACCGACATTCGCAGCACCGGCCGCTCTGTCGAGAGCGCAGCGGCCTTCGTCAAAGCCTGCCGTGAGGCAACGCGCTCTCTACAGCCAAGGAAGTGACAATGAAACAGAATCTCTTGCACCTCGATGCCGCAGCCGTGGGCCTGATGTTCGGCCAGTCGCCGCTCGAAACACGCGCCGAAAACGATGATCCTTTGGTAGCAGCAACCGCTGCGGTCGAGGAGCTGCGTACCGGCTTCACAAGTTTCCAGACCCGCGCCGAAGAACAACTCGGCGGCATTGCCGCAATCACCACCCGCCTCGACGACATCGAAACGCGGATGAACCGCCCGGGCGCCGGTGGCAATGGTGGCGGCGACGGCGATCCCTCGCTTGAGTGCCGCGCATTTTCCAACTTCCTGCGCATGGGCCGCGAGCCGATGGCGGCCGACGAGGTTCGCGCCCTCGTTGTCGGCGACGACACCAAGGGCGGCTATCTGGCTCCGACCGAGTTCGTTGCGGAAGTCGTCAAGGGTCTCGTCGAACTCTCGCCAGTTCGCCAAGCGGCACGCGTCGGCAGCACCTCCGCCGGCGGCGTCATCCTGCCGAAACGCACTGGTCGCCCGACCGCGCACTGGGTAGGCGAGGATGAAGATCGGAAGGAAACCGGCTCGACCTACGGCCAGCTTGAAATCCCGGTCCATGAAATCGCTTGCTATGTCGATGTGAGCCTGCGGCTGCTTGAGGACAGCGCCATCAACGTCGATTCGGAAGTCGCGTCCGATCTGTCCGAAGAGTTCGGCAGGATGGAGGGGCCGGCGTTCATCAGCGGTGACGGCGTGAAAAAGCCGGAAGGCTTCATGTCGGCGGCCGGCATTCCGGAGTTCAAGAACGGCCACGTTTCCGAGATCAAGCCCGATGCGCTGATCAAGATGATGTATTCGCTGCCGGCGGCCTACCGCAACAGCGCCTCCTGGATGATGAACGGCACCACGCTCGGGATCATTCGCACGCTGAAGGATGGGCAGGGTAACTACCTCTGGCAGCCATCCTACCAGGCTGGTCAACCTTCGACCCTGCTGGGCCGTCCCGTCGTCGATGCCGTTGATTTTCCCGATATCGCAGAGAACGGCTTCCCGATCGCCTTCGGCGATTTCAGCCGCGCTTATCGGATCTACGACCGGGTGCAACTCAGCATCCTGCGCGATCCCTACACGCAGGCATCCAAGGGTCTTGTGCGCTTCCATGCCCGCCGTCGCGTCGGTGGCGGAACGGTCCTCGGCGAGGCGCTTCGCAAGCTCAAGATGAGCGCCAACTAACGGGCGATTTCAGGCCGCCGGCCTCGGCGGCTTGATCCCTTTCAACGGAGATCACCAACATGCGGGACATCGTCCACAACATCAAAGTAGTGCAAGCCGCCGCGCCGGCAGCACGTGGGGCCAGCTTCGACGGCGCAGCCATCGACCTGAAAGGGTTTGGCAGCGTTGCTCTTGTCGTCAGCACCGGGGCCGTAACCGGGGCTGGCGACATGACGGCCAAGCTTCAGGAAAGCGATACCACCACGGCCGGCGATTTCACGGACATTGATCCGGACCATCTGCTCGGCAGCCTCCCGGCCAGCCTGGTGGCGAACTCCACCGCCAAGATCGGCTATCGCGGCTTCAAGCGCTACCTTCGGGCGGTGCTCACGCTGAACTCTGGAACGAGCGTCACCGTCGGGGCGAACTTCATCCTCGGCCACGCTGCCGATCGGCCGGTGGCCTGACATGCCGGTTAAGGGTCCTCGCATATGCGGTTGCGGGCGGCTGGTGCCGTCGGGAACCGCTTGCGCATGCGAGACCCGACGCGCTCGCGAGCGGAAGGCGCGCCATGACGCCAGACGCCCTACCGCCCGCGAGCGTGGCTATTCGGCGGAATGGGAGAGGGAAGCAAAGGCCTTCCTCGCTGACCCCGTCAACAAGCGCTGTGCGCGCTGCGGCGAACCTTCCACCGTCGTCATGCACATCAAGAGCATTCGCGCCCGTCCGGATCTTCGAATGGAGCGCTCGAACTGGCGGCCTGGTTGCCAGCGCTGCAACGCCAAAGAGGCCGCTGAAGAGCGGCGCAACAAGTCAAAGGATTACTGACATGCCGATTTTCACAACCGCGAACAGCAAAGTTTTCATCGGCGAGCCGCTTGCCGCCAAGAACGCCGATTTCGTAGTGGCCGATTTCGCCGACATCGACTGGACCGAGATCGGTGGACTGGAAAACATCGGTTCCGTCGGTGACACCAGTGCCGAGGTCACCTTCGATGATATCGGCAAGGGTCGCACGCAGAAGCTCAAGGGCACGCGCAACGCCGGAAACTGCGAGCTTGTGATGGGCATCGACTACGCCGACCCGGGCCAGATTGCGCTGATCGCGGCCGAAAAGACGCCGCACGATTACGCTTTCAAGATCGAGTTCAACGACAAGCCCGCAGCCGGCGCCAGCCCGAAGAACTCGCAGCGCCTGTTCATCGCAAAAGTGATGAGCGCGGCCGAGGCTCTTGAGCAGGCCAACAACGTCATGAAGTTCAACGCAACGCTCGGCGTCAATTCGAACGTCGTTCGCGTCAACGCATCGGCGGCGTGAGGGCACAATGTCGCTTCTGACCACTACCGGCAGCAAACTCTACATCGGCAGCGCACGGCCCGGCTGGCAAGCTGGTCCGGTCGAGGCTGGTGCTTTTGCTGCCGATGTGTGGACGGCCATCAACAACGCCGAAAACCTTGGCCGCGTTGGCGGCGAATGGGGCACCGAGGATGTGACCAAAATGCCCGCTGGCGACCCCGGCGGGCCGGTCTATGAGGCTCATGTGAAGGTGACCCGCAAGGCGACCTCCATGCAGTTGATCCTCGGACTCAATGCCGCCGATCCCGGCCAGATCGCGCTGCAGGCGGCTTTTGACAGCCTCCATCCTTTCGCTTTCCGCATTGACTTCGCCGACGCCCCGGCGCTCGGGCCAGCGCCAACCCCTTCGAAGCGACTGTTCATCGCCCTAGTGACGTCCACGGATGACGTGCTGGACAGCTCCAATCGCGTCGTCGGCACGGCCTGCGTACTGATCCTTCAATCGAGCGTCGTCCGCATAGCGGCGACCACGGGAGCCTGATGCATGATCGTCGAACTCGATCACGTCAAAGAAAACCTCAACATCACCGATGGGGCCGATGATGCGTTGATCACGCGCCTGATCGCGGCGGCCGAAAGCCATGTCAACCGGCTGCTGGGCTTCAAGATGGAGGTGGAGTTTCCGGCCAATACCGTTCCGGAGGATCTCAAACAGGCGATCTCTCACCTGGTCGGGCATTGGTACGAAAACCGCGAAGCGACGATCGTCGGGGTTGGCATCGCCAGTGTCCCCTACAGCGTGCAGGAAATCGTCCGCGAGTATCGGAACTGGAGCTTCTGATGGCGAACGACGGCGGCCTGTCGAGGATCCAGCAGCGCTTGAACGCCATCCCGGCGAAGATCAAGGAAGCCGTTTATCCGGAAGTCCTGAAGGCGGCCGAGGATGTTGCCGACGACATGCGCCATATCGCGCTGCAGTCGAAGGATACCGGCGAGCTCATTGAGAGCATCACCGTCACGCCCGCCGGCCAGACGACGCCGGCCTATTCTCAGCCCGGGGGCGCGACCTTGGTTCCGGAAGGCGCGGCCAAGGTCACCGTCGGCAACAGCGATGTCCGCTATCCGCATCTGGTCGAATACGGAACCACCGAGGTGGACGCGCAGCCATTCTTCTGGCCCGCCGTCCGCCTCAACCGCAAGAAAGTGAGCGGTCGCATCAATCGCGCGATCCGCAATGCCATCCGGCAGAACTGGGGGAAGAAATGAGCGTCGAAACGGCGGTGCAGGTTGGCATCCGTTCGCGCCTGATCGCCACGGCGGGTGTCACCGCGTTGGTTCCTGCCGGTAACATTCTCGACCGAAGCCAGCGGCCTATCATCGATCCCTCTATCATCCTTGGCGAGGGCTTCTCTCTTGAAGGTGGAGATACGATCGCAAGGAACCGTTTCACCGTGGTTTCGACACTTCACCTCTGGAAGAAAGAGCCGTCGCTATCGGGCGTGCGAGCCATCGCCTGGGCCATACGCTCGGCGATCCGGCCGGCACGGCTCGAACTCGGCCCGGACTTCCATTGCGCCGATTGTCGGGTGTCCTCGGTTCGCTATGTGCGCGATCCGGATGGCGAGACCAGCCATGGCATTCTGACCATAGAAACGCTCGCGGAGTTGATCGAATGAGGGCCGGCCGTCTCGACCGAACGATTGTCATCGAGCGATCGACCTACGTGGTCGATCCTGCCGGTACGCCCGACTACACCTGGACAACGGTTGCCACCGTCCGCGCCGAGATCGTGCAGGCCAGCACCGAGGAATTTATCCGGGCATACGGGGCTAGCGATGAAACGCTGGTGATCTTCCGTCTCAGATTCATCGAGGCGATCACGAACGCCGATCGCGTCAACTATGGCGGCCAGACCTACAACATCAAGGAAGTGAAGGAAATCCGGCGTCGTCGGGGCCTTGAGCTTCGAACCGTGGCGGTATCGGGAACATGAGCACTCGCGGAAGGAAAGCCGAATTGCGTGTCGTGGATGAGAATTTCCAGACCACCGCCGACCCGGACATTCCGAAGAGTATTCCCGCCGACATGCACGGCGAGTGGCGCGATGTCGTCAACGACCTGAAGGCGCGCAAGGTGCTGACGGATGCGATGCTCGGTAGCGTCGAAAGTTACATTCTCGCACTCCGCAACACGCGCCTGGCGCAGGAAGCCATTGAAACTCACGGGGCCGTTAGCGTCACCGCCAAAGGCGCGCTGCAGAAAAACCCGGCTGTCACACTGCTGGGCAAGGCGCAGGTGACCATGTCGCGGCTCGCTGCCGAACTCGGGCTGACACCTGCGGCGCGCTCTCGACGACAGATGAGCGGCGGGGATGAAGGCAGCGACGATCAGAAGAGTTTGTTTGATGATCTCATGGATTTTTGACGATAGCCCGATCGATGATCCGTTCGGTTACGGCGAGCGCGCCGTGCAATTTCTGCGCCTCCTTAAACATCCGAAGTCAACTCTAGCTGAGAACGCCTTCCAGCTGGACTACTGGCAAGAGAGGATCGTGCGTCGCATCTATGGGCCGCGCCATCCTGACGGGCGCAGGATCGTGCGGACCGTTGCCATGATGCTTCCGCGAGGAAACCGGAAAACCTCGCTGGGTGCTGCTCTGAGCCTGCTCCATACGATCGGCCCGGAAAATACGCCTGGCGCTCAAAACATGGTTGCGGCCGTTGATCGCAAGCAGGCGCGCATCGCCTACGAAGAGGCTTTCAGCATCATTGAGGCGACGGTCGAGAAAAACAGCCGCAAGCGACTAGAGCTAACTGATTCCGACAATCACATTGGCAATCGCAAGACCGGCGCAAATTTCCGGGCGATGTCTGCCGACGGTAGGGTCGCACATGGTTACACGCCTTCGTTCGCCCTCATGGATGAGATCCATGCTTGGCCGAAACGAGACCTCTGGGAAGCCATCAAGAGCGGTCTCGTGAAAGTTCCTAATTCGCTCTTGATGGTGATTAGCACTGCTGGGCGCGGCCAGCAGAACCTGGCATTTGATTTCTTCGGTTATGCGCGCAAGGTCCAGCGCGGCGAGATCGATAACCCTTCATGGCTCCCCATCCTGTTTGAAACACCGAGGGACGCGGACTGGCTTGATGAAGACTTGTGGCATAGCGTTAACCCCGGCCTGAGATACGGCTATCCAGATCTCGAAGGCCTACGAGAGTATGCCCGCGAAGCCCGGGAGCAACCATCGGAGCGGTCAACGTTTCAGCAGCTCTGCCTGAACATGTGGCTTGATGGCTCGGCCGATCCGTTCGTTGATATGCTGGTCTATGACGAGGGCAATTTCCCGGTCGACATCGACGATCTGGAGGGTCAACCCTGTTGGCTCGCGGTCGACCTTTCCTCGGTCAACGACCTTACTGTTATCGTCGCTTGTTGGGGCAACAGCGAAGACGGCTACATCGTCCACCCTTGGTTCTTCTGTCCCGCCGACAATCTGCGCGGCCGCGCTGATCGCGATGGCGTCCCTTATCCAGATTGGGCGGAAGAAGAATACATCACGCCGACGCCCGGCAACGTCATTGACTATCGGTTTGTCGAGGATCGCATCCGCGAACTCTGCGCACGTTTCGAAGTCCGCGAGATCGCCTTCGATCCGCATATGGCAAAGCCGATCCTGAATAGCTTGCTTGAGGATAACTTTCCTGCAGTTGAAATGCGGCAGGGCTGGGTGACCATGGCGCCGGCCATCAAGGAACTTGAGCGCGCCATTCTCGGCCGGCGCTTCCGTCATGGTGGACATCCCATCCTGAGATGGAATTTCGAGAACATCGTCGTTCACGTCGACACCGCCGGCAACAAGGCATTCCACAAGGGCAAGAGCAAGGATCGCATCGACGGCGCCGTTGCTGCCGCAATGGCGGTATCGCGATGCGCCGCCGGCGGAACGTCTCTTTCGATCTACGATTCGGACGATTGGTCCGACGACATGGCTTATTTTTAGGGGGTGATGATGGCTGAAGGCGGCGAAGAGCAACTGGCGATCGAGGTTATCGCCAAATTGAACGCATTGGAAAAGCAGATGGCGAAGGCCTCGGGCATCACTGCCAAGGCCTATCGCGAGATGTCGCAAGGGTCTCGGCGCGCCACGCGCCAGATGGAAGACGATACGATCAGGGCGACGGCGCGCATCAACCAGGCGCTTGCGGCGACCTCGGGCCGGATCGGTCTCTATGGCAAGGCGGCCATCGCCTCCCTCGGCGGCATCGGCGCGGCGCTATCCACCCGCGAAGTCATCGCCTACGCCGACGCATGGACGGCGGCAAAGAACAGCCTCGCTGTCGCGGGTGTCGTCGGTGACAAGCAGGCTGACATTCTCGACCGGCTCTATCAGTCGGCGCAGGCCAATGCTGCTCCGCTCTCGGCGATGGCGAACCTGTTCGGCAAGGCGGCGCAGGCGTCCGACAACCTCGGGGCATCGCAGGAAGAATTGCTAAAGTTCTCAGATGGTGTCGCGGTCGCGTTGCGCGTCGCCGGCACAAGCTCGACCGAGGCATCCGGCGCGCTGACACAGTTGGGCCAGCTTCTCGGCTCCGCCCGTGTCCAGGCCGAAGAGTTCAACTCGGTCAATGAGGGCGCGCGGCCGATCCTGATGGCGGTTGCTGCCGGTCTCGACGACGCCGGCGGCTCGGTCTCAAAGCTGAAGCAACTTGTCAACGACGGCAAGGTTTCAGGGCAAGAGTTCTTCCAAGCGTTCCTGCGGGGCCTGCCGCAAATCCAGAAGATGGCGGCCAACGCGACACAGACCATCGACCAGGGTTTCACGAAGGTATCGAATGCCTTCATGCGCTACATCGGCCAGACCGACGAAAGCCTTGAAGGGTCGCAACGCCTGGTCGCGGGTCTCAATGCCTTGGCTGACAACTTCGATCAGACGGCGGATGTTACGCTGAAGCTGGCCGGTATCCTTGCCGGTGCTCTTGTCGGTCGCGGCATCGGCGCAATGGTCGCCACCATACCGAACGCGATCGGGTTGGTGATGAGCCTTACCGCGGCGATCCGCGCCGGCACGCTGACCGCCGCGGGGCTTGGTGCCGCGCTCGGTCCTCTCGGTCTCATAGCCGGTGCAGCTGCGGCCGCGACACTCGCTTTCGGCAAGTGGGGAGATTCGATCGATGATGCCACGCGGAGCCTCGCAGACCAGGCGGCGAGCGGCTCGGCGATCGAGGGCATGATTGCCGATGTCTCGAAGGCGCAGGAGGCCTACAAGTCGGCCATCGCCAACACCGCCGGAGCGCAAACCTCGGCAACCAACAGCATCGTCGCCGATACCAAGAAAGAGTTCGAGGCGAAGAAATCACTCCTCGAGCTTGAGATGAAACGCCAGCAAGCGCTGGTCGCGGTCAGTCGGGCTGCATTGGCCGACAAAAGCGCAGCGCTGAAGGCGGAAGTCGGCGGCGCGGTCAACATCGATCTCGGCCGAGCGGAGCGCGGCGGCTTCTCCGATCCTCGGGTTGGCAATTTCGTCCGCTTGCCCGACGACATCACCGGCCTCGATAAGACCCGCGAGACGATCGCCAACAGTCCGTTGACGGCAGAGATCCAGAAGCTGCGGGCCGAGATCGACCTGGCTGAACTATCGACCGAAAAGCTCAACGACGCGCTGGGCACAACGTTCTCGGATAAACCGGGCGGCAAAGGTGGGGCTGGGGCTGCGGGCGGTTCGGGCAAGGGAGGCGCTGCGCAGAAAGCCGACGATTACGAGCGTATGGCGCGGCGCATCGCCGAGGCGACGGCGGCAACCCTTGCGGAGGCTGAAGCGCAAAAGGCGCTCAATCCGACGATTGAAGACTATGGTTATGCGATCGAGCGCGCCCGGGCGCAGCATGAGTTGCTGACGGCGGCAAAAGAGGCCGGCCGAAAGATCACGCCGGAACTCGCGGCCGAGATCCAACATCTCTCCGAGGCTTACGCGCAGGCGGAAGTCAGCGCCAACAAGCTGACCGAGGCGCAACAGAAGGCGCGCGATGATGTCCAATACACGATGGATGCATCCCGCGATGCGCTCGGCGACCTGAAGAACGCGCTCGACGACGGCAAGCTCTCATGGGACGAGTTTGCCGATGTTGCCATGAATGCCCTCGACCGGATCATTGACAAGATGCTCGATGACCTGGTGGGCGCCTTTGACCAGGTGGGCGGTCAGGGTGGCGGCCTGTTTAGTTTCCTCGGCGGAATTTTTGGGGGCGGTGCGAAAGCCGATCCCTGGGCTGGCATGCGGGGTGCCTCGCTGCCGAAGTACGCAGATGGTGGTGTTGCGGATAGACCTTCCATCTTTGCTGAAGCAGGCCCGGAGGCTGCGGTTCCGTTGCCCGATGGTCGCCGTATCCCGGTCGACCTGCGCGATCAGGGTAAGCAGAAACCCCAGACCGAGGACCGGCCGTCACTGATGCGTGTCGAACTCTCGGAAGGCCTTGTCGGATCGATCATTGATCAATCGAACAGTCACACTGTTCAGTTGATTAAGCGGAACGAGGCGGCTCGGCAGAACATCCGGCAGAATGGTGGAGACTGGTGATGGCGAACCTCTCCAAACTCCTCTGTGATGAACTGCGGCGCGGCATACAGGCAGGTGGCGGCCGCGCCAAGGTGCCGGCAGGTGGTGACTTGCTATGGCTTTGGTTCCGCGATCTTTGCAGGACGCGCACCTATCACGCCTCGGGGCCGAACCCGATCAGTTATGCCGAGATCGAGGCTATGGCCCGCCTGCAGCGTTGGCCGCTCTCTCCCCGCCATGTCGAGATCCTGCGCGCCATGGATGATGCTTGGCTCGACCAACACTATTCGATCCGGAAGCTGCTCAGCAGCACAAAGGCCTTGCCGCAAACCTCGCAGCATGCCGTCTCGCCGGAACTCTTCGACGCAATGTTTGGGTGACCTATGAGAATACACGGAATGTGTTCCGGATGGCGCGAGTATCGGTATGGGACGCAAAAGCCACCAACCGTTGCCCCGATTCTAAAGCCCAAAGATAGGGCCGCGACAGTCTCGGCGGTGATAGATGCGCTGAAAGACTGGCGATACTCCGAGTTTGAGAACGAAGCGGAGGTTCGCAGGACCATCCGCGTGTATTTTGTCAGTAAGGGGCATGGCTGGCATCCGTCCGACAAGGAAGCCGATGTTTGCTTGTCTGCGGCATTCCAGCATCTTGGGCTCAAGCGGCCAACCTGGCTAGAAGGGCAATGGGCTTACACCGCACCCCATGAGAACTGCCTAAGATGCAACGCTGAGATCGATGAGGAAGATCAGGCCAGAGGGCTCCGCTTCTGCTCCGACATGTGCGCGCAGGCGGCTCGCGCGCATCGAGATCGCGGGGAGCGGTCATGGAACGATTGGGTGTTCCGGAAAGCTTGGCAAGAGATCAAATCGAGGAATGCGCCGCCGAGGCCGTGTGAGCAATGTGGAAAGACATTCCGCGAATATGACAAAACTCGCCGGTTCTGCTCGGTGGCCTGTAAAAACGAGGCCATCACCGTCCTACCGGATATCGAGTGCCCATCCTGCCAGAAGATGTTTCACCCTACGAATGCCGCGCAGAAATGCTGCAGCCTCAAGTGCGCTGGTTTGAACCGAAATCGAGAGTACCGCGCCAATGCGCCGGAGACATCTTGCGCGGTTTGCCATTCCATATTCCGCACGACGAAGCCGGGACAGGTCTATTGCTCGACGGCCTGCCGCCGAAGCCCGGAGGTGCGCCGCGCCACGTACCTCGCCAGCAAGGCCCAGCCAAGAGTTGCCCGGATTGATCTACCAGAGCAAGTTTGCCCCTGTTGCGAATCTGCCTTCAGGCCGCACCGCAAAGGGGTCACCTATTGCTCTGTGGACTGCCGGGAAGGGAAACGCCGCCCGGTTGCCAACGTCATTTACCTGACGCCTGAGATGTTTGACCGCATGTTCGATCGGCCACGCGTCATCACTGCCGAGGTCTTCGATCGAATGTTTGGCTAGCTCGGAGTACCGGCATCGTCATCCGTGGTCGTCAAGGTGTCGATCTTCTTGAGAAGCGACTGGAACGTCTGGGCAACCTCTTCAACATCGGCCATGACCGCGCCGGTGTCTCTGCTTTCTCGTAAATTGTGTGTTTGTCCATTAAGCTCGCGCATCGAATAGGCAAGCTTCATCAGTGTTTTCAGTGTTGATGTAACGCCCGTGACGAGCCTGCGTGCATCAGGTTCCTTGCCTTCCGTTCGTTCCCCAAAATACTCGAAGAGCGCGCTGTTGGTTTCTTCGATGGCCTTTGTATGTGCCGCAAGATCCGCCGCCAATGGGCTCACTTTGGCATCGGTGATCAAACCGACTTTGCACAGCCTCCTAATCGCGTCGGAGCGCGTTGGTATCCGATTGGCGAAGCGCCAATCGTCGATTGCGGTGACTTCGTCTTCCGACAGGTACATGTGAATACGGTTTTCACGCGGCTTGACCATATCTCTATCCTAAAAAACGGCACATGTGATGCACAGATCTATTGACTAACCAGAGCAAAAGATCAATGGTCCATGAAATCGGCACATGTGATGCAGCATGTATCGTTAATGGAGAGTTAGGATGGACAAAAAGACAATTCGCATGCCGGTCATGATGGGACCGCACTTAGTCGAGCGTATTGATGAATGGGGTTTCTCAAAGAAAATCAGGACACGTTCAAGCGCTGTCAGGCTTCTGATCGAAAGAGCATTGGCTGCCGAACTTGCTGAAAACGAAAAAGGCGAAGCCACGGCCTAGGAAACCAGCTTCGCCCTTTCGGAAACTCATCATCCAAAGAGGGACAATGAAATGCAGACGCAACCTACATCAGTAGCGGCGACGAACACAAGCCTCATCCACCATGATGCTCTGATAGAGGCCTATGACAGCTTGGCCACTGCCTATGATTTCATCAAGGTAGCGTCGATGGCCTGCGCCGATCTGGACACAGATTACCAGTCGCCAATGGGCCGTGTGTGCAATGCTGCTATCGAGAACCTCGATAGCGCAAAGCGTGACCTCATGATTGTCATAGGGCAGTTTGTTCCCAAGCGGGGCGTTAGTAGCTGATGATCTCATCTTCTCACCCGCTCGCGGCAACCGATCTTAGCGACGCCCAGAAGCTACTTCAGGCTGCAATCGAGACCTGCGACGAACTACGCAAACGCTTCGGCGGCACTGATGCCGCTGCGATTACCCGTCTCAAGAACGGGCTGCGCATCGCCCTCGATCGTGTTGGCGATGCGCTCGACGATCTCGAACGCAAGGGTTCCGCCACATGAAAAAAGACAGGCCGTTGGGCATCAAGGAAATCGCCCACGAACTCGGTTGCAGCACCAAAACAGTGCGGCGCTACCACGCAAGCGGTAAGTTGAAGACCTTTCGGATCGGTGATGGCGCATCGCCCATCAAAATGCGTTCCATCGATCTGAAACGTCATCTTGAGAAACGGGACAAGAGCGGTGGCTGAGATGGGAGCAACATTGCGAGAGCTTTCCCTGCCCCGCTTTGCCCTTCGTCGCGACGAGGCTGCCGCCTCGCTCGCGATCTCGCCTTCGTTGTTCGATATCTGGATCAAGGAAGGACGCATGCCGAAGGGCCGAAAAATCGGCGGCGTGATGCTTTGGGATACCGAGGCTGTGAGGCATGCTTGGAGCCGGCTCAACGAAGACGGCGAGCTTGACGATGACGATAACCCCTATGACAGGGTGGTGGCATGATCAAAACCCGGTTGCGATATTGCGTTTATGACCCGGACCCGCGTGGCAACGATCGCTACTATGTCAGGAAGAATGGCCGCAAAAAGATCCGCATCCACGAGAAATTCGAGGATGCGCAAGGCAACATCACCAAAGATTTCATGGCCGCCTATTGGGCGGCCTTGGAGCTTATGGATAAGGCTGCTGCAAAACCGAAAAAACAGACGCCGCGCGAGGATACCTTCGATTGGCTCGTTGACCAGTATTTCCGGTCAGCCAAATTTCAGAAATTCGACGCAGCGACACAGCGCGACAAGCGAAGTGTTCTGACGCGTTTCTGTGAGACCGCCGGCTCCCTGCCCTACCGGAAGTACCGTCGGCAGGACATGGAGGCGAGCCAGCTCAAGCGCAAGTCGACGCCTGGGGCCGCTGATAAGCTGGTCAAGGTGATTCGCGCGCTGTTTAACTGGGCGATCAATCAAAGTCCGCCGCTCGCCTCATCGAACCCCGCCGTTGCCATTGAGAAGCTCAACGCCGGCAGCGAGGGCTTTCACACTTGGACGGTCGAGGAAGTCGAGCGGTATCGTGCGCACCACAAGCTGGGGACCAATCCCCGGCTGGCATTGGAAATCATGCTCAATATCGGCGCTCGCCTATCCGACGCCTCTCGCATCGGCCGGCAGCATGAGAGCGCTGGTTGGTTGAGGTTCACCGCATTTAAGAACCGTAACAAGCACCCGACCGTCATTGAGGTGCGTATGACATCAGATCTGACATCGGCTCTCCGCGCGACCGAGACTGGCGATTTGACTTACCTGGTGTCGGAATACGGCGCCGCCTTCACAATCAATGGCCTCGGTAACCGGATGCGTGAGTGGTGTGATGCTGCAGGACTGCCGCATTGCTCTGCGCACGGCCTCAGAAAAGCGGCCGCCGTAATGCTCGCGGAGAGCGGCGCGACCGCCCCGGAACTGTGCGCAATCTTCGGATGGTCGAAGCTTGAGACTGCCGAAACCTACATCCGCAAAGCCCAAAAACGGAAGATGGCGGACAACGCTTTCACGCGCCTCGACGAATACCGGAACCGCAAAAGTGTCTCACTTTCGAAGTCGAAAAAACAAAATGAGACAAAAACAGGAAAAAGCGATGCGAAAACAACGCTCTAA